GTCCAGACCTAACCTATCAAGAGATAGAGCCTAATCTCGCATCCCTTGTTCAGTCTTTAAAAACATTAGAATCCGATACGACACCTACTATCCGAAGTCAGTTAAAAGGAGAAAAAGATACAGATATGAGTAACTTTTTACGTCACACAGATAAGGGGTTTTCAATTGTAAACTATGAATCTGGGAAGCCTATCATTAATAAAGAGTTTGGTAGGTCCGATGGTGAAGGACTTGAAAGTGTTGACGACTATAAGATCACTGCACTCAATGTAGTAGGTCAACCGGATCTTCATTCAATCATTGTATCGGAACGACCTGGAGCCACTATGACTCGAGGTTCTACAAAAAGTGAAGAGCAGTATTTACTTCGGTTATCCACGATTGTCACATTTTTACAGGAAAGGGGTGTAAAGAATATTGTACTCTTTGACTTTTCGTGTTCGGAAATGACAGAGGGTACTGAAAGAGATATACGAAATGCACGACTGAACTTAGTCAAACAAGGAAAGAAGGGTGGAAAGAAAACGGAAACTCGTCGTAGAAGGAAAAGACTGCATGGACACTCTAAAGCCAATACTCACTCGCTATTTAGAAAACAACAAGCAACTCGCAGACGTAAACACTCGCGCAAAAGACCTTCGCGAACATCGTCAAACGCTTGAATTGGATTTAGCCGCTGCGTACACTGAGACTACCTCGTTACCTGCAAAGATTGAACTCAATGCGTCGAAGATGGTGTTTCAAGTGAAGAAGCCAGGGGAATGGAAGAAGGGGTGGTCGCTTTCGAAGAAGCAACTTCAGAACTACTTGATAGAAATTCTTCCTGAACATGGGGAAGATGTAATGAAAGAGATCGTGCGTCGTCATGAGCACACTTTGGTTGCGGATGAATATTCGTTCGAGTTGAAAACATTACTTGAGTGATAGGTCCTAGGGGGTGCTTTCTGTGCTTCGCGAACTTGTCGGAGCATCTCTTGCAGTTGTTGAAGGTCTTTTTCCACAGTTTGAAGATTTGTCTCTACCATGAACCCTGTATGGATTCTCGCGATACACGGTGCCATCTCTCGATGGGCGCGAACAACACGGGCAGTCAGGGTGATCAAAGCTTTTTCCATCAATATATGATGTTGATGCAAGATATTTTTAAGTGCCAGTATACAAATGGACCTCAACGTACTTATTCCAGTGCTTCTCTTCATTCTGTTGTCCCCTGGCGTTCTTTTGTCGCTCCCCCCAGGCTCATCGCGCCGCGTTCAAGTCGTGACCCATGCAGTTGTCTTTGGCGCGGTCTACGCCACCTTGCGCATGGTGTTTCCTCAATATTATTAAAACGGACCTAAATCAAGCCAGGAGATAGACTGTAATGGATAGTTATAGTCCCTACAATCCTGCAAATCGTGTCTTTACTGAAAAGGACATTCATTCAATTCTTCACAAGCATGGGCTGCCTCACTATAGGGTGGTCAACCCACGCATGTTTCAAACAGCCATGGTCCATACAACCTATGTTCGAAGAACCGATTACACTACACCGGATGGACGTCTTGCCCACCTCGCTCCTTGTCCAGCAGGCGTGATGCCCCTTCAGGACGAATCCTATGAATGTTTAGAGTTTGAAGGTGATTCAGTCTTAGGTGTGTGTATTGCCACGTATCTTCGCAAAAAGTATCCTGAGAAGAAGCAGGGTTTTCTAACCGATGCACGTAAAGAGCTCGTAAACAATGAGCGAATTGGTCAATTGTCTAAACAAATTGGATTGGATCGATACTACATCATTAGTCGTCATAACGAAGAATCGCCTGCCATTGCAGGACGTACGAATACGAAGAAACTTGGGGATATCTTTGAAGCCTTTATTGGTGCACTGTGGACCGACTGTGGAAATCGATTTGCGGTCGTGTATGCCTTTGTAACCACTGTGATGGAGACCTACGTTGAGATTGAAGAAGTCGTGACCGGTGCAACCAATTACAAAGACTTGTTTCAGAAATATTGTCAACGTGATCTGAAATGCACACCGACCTACGAGATGTTATCCAATGATCCTAAGAAGAACGAAATCCGAGTTGCAGTCTGTGATGCGAACGGAAAGCACTTAGCTTACGGAAGTGGAAGCACACGCAAAAAGGCTGAACAGTTAGCCGCTAAGCAAGCACTCGAAGCTTCTGCGTAGTCAAGCGTCCCTTGCGATAGCGTTTCAATGTGCGTCCTCGTGTTTGTAAGACCGACTTGGTGCAAATCCCAATCGCTGCGGATTCCTTATTCGATCCCTTACGAGCCTTGACCGTTTTTCGCACGCTCTTGACACATCGATCAAACTTGGAGGAAACAATACTTCCACCTCGTCTGGGACCGAGCTTTGTGAGCTCTGCAATGTTTTGGACTTTCTTTCGTAACTCATCCACTTCTTCATCGCAGACTTCAATGTCTTTACGAAGTTCAGCCACTTCTTGATTTGGAACGGATGGACTGACATACATAGACTTAGGCAATGACTTGGGTGGTTCTACAGGAGGTGCAACCACAGGTGGAACCACAGGGGCAACCACAGGGGCAGGAGGTGGAACCACAGGTGGAACCACAGGTGGAACCACAGGTGCAACCACAGGTGCAGCCGACTTACGTGTCTTCTTAGTTTTCGACTTGACCTTTCGTGTCTTTTTGACCTTCATTGGAACAGGTGCTACAGGAGCCACAGGAACGGCTGGAACCTCATACGCAAGAGGGATGATTTTACGCAGATTGTTTGAGAACTGTGAGATATCCTGATTTACAATACCCACGAACGCACGTAAGAACGGACCTGGTGCAGTAATGAGACCGTCGTATTCGGATGTTCCTATCAATGCCAAAGTATCCCACGACCGAGTTAGCACCAAACGTAGTTTCTCTTTTCCTTCTTTCGTATTTCGTTTGATGATACCTTTGAAGTATTTTGTATTCTCGAGAATGGGTATAATGTATTTATACTCCGGTCGTTTATCGATACCCGTACTGCGTTTCGCCCAATCTAAAAAGCTATTGAGCTTTATCTCGTCGCGGCTGTCAAAGCATCGCCCCCAATCGTGTGCGACTAGACGACCGTTCATCAACGCAACATTTCCGGCATGTAAATCTGTGTGCATGAGTCCATATTCATTGAGATAACTCATTGCAACCACCAGTTGCTTCATGGCAATTGGAAAAACGATCTTGAAGTCTGGACGGTCCAACAATCGATAAAAGTCCTTCCCTTGTTTAGGGGTGATGAGATTGACGAGTTCTCCACTTTCAAGTTTTTTTAGTTTACAGGATTGTTGTTCGTCTTCGGGCTTGAATTTAGGCGTGCACGAATCCGTCGCAAAGTTCACAAACTCTCGAATCCGTGGGAACACAGGTTGAATATCGTTTAACACTTTCTTAAGCAGTTCTTGCTTCTCGCGTTCACCTGAAGTAACCGAGACAATGCGTGAGACTTTGTTTTGGACGTTCATTCCTGGAGTGGGAGGGTCGCAGCTCACCGGAGGATCATACACACATGTATCTGCACCATTGGCAAGAAACTTACCACCATACATTATCTTCTACGATAGATAAATGTCAGACGCTAGCAAAACCGAAACTCAGTTGACTCAGGGGATTTCAAACGAGACGATTTGCGGATATTTCTACATCATGTTTTTGGTCGTCGTTGTATTGTCTGTCTTCGTCGTGGGTGTTGATGTATATGTCATGACGAAGCGTCCTGCAGCTGGTTTCTCCATGCTCCTTCGTTCAGCGCCTACATTACTCATCGCCCTGGTGAATACATTGTTTATGTATACACTCTGTGCGCGGACGCTGTTGAAGTAGAATTTATCCTCTGAGAGTATAAACACAAATGGGAGGCGGTCTTCTACAACTTGTCGCTTATGGTGCTCAGGACGCATACATTACAGGAAATCCTCACATCACCTTCTGGAAGGTCCTCTACAAGCGTCATACTAACTTTGCCATTGAACCATTCCGCGTCAACTTTACCGGCGCACCCAACTATGGACAGCGTCTCGTGGCAGTGGTCAACCGCAATGCCGATTTGATCTGGAAAACTTACGTCCAAGTAGTTCTTCCAGATACCTTTACCGGAAAGACTGCTCCTGTCTATTGGTCTGGCGACGACCAGCGACGCATTGGATACCTCCTTCTCAAGAAAATTGAGGTAGAGATTGGTGGTCAGATCATCGATACACACTATGGTGAATGGCTCTTTTTGTGGGAGTGCTTAACAGCAAACTTTGATACCTCCGTCAAGTTGGACTCCATGGTGGGTGGATTATACAATGGAACCTATACCACCAGCACATCCTGCGGTGGTCGCCCTGCAGTTCTTTACATTCCTCTCCAGTTCTGGTTCAACCGTAACCCAGGTCTTGCATTGCCTTTGATCGCCCTCCAATACCACGAGGTTCGCTTCAATATCACATTGGGAGCCGCAACTGATTTGGTCAGTAGTACTGGATACACAAATATCTCTCAAGCCGCTGCAGCTCTTCCAGACATCCAAGACATGGCGATGTATATGGACTACATTTATTTGGATGTAGAGGAGCGTCGCAGATTCGCACAAGAGAGCCATGAGTATTTGATCGATCAGCTCCAAACTGGAATTCCTCAGACCATCAACACTGCATCCGGACGTCTCGATCTCACGTTGAACCACCCAGTCAAGGAATTGATTTGGGTGTTCCAAGATGCACGTAAGACAGATTGTGGTTCAGCGGTCACAGCTGCACTCGGATACACTCAACCCTTCACCTACGATGACATCGTCTTCAAGGCACGCATCCAAATCAACGGACAGGATCGATTTGACGAGCGATTTGGTGATTATTTCTGGAAGGTCCAACCCTACCAACACCATTCAGGCGGTGCGTTCTGGCCCATTCACAATGCAGTGACAACAACTGCAACACTCACAAACGGCGGTGCAACTCAAGCAGCCTTCACAGGTGTGATTTCTGGAAATACATTGACTGCATCCGCTGTGACTGGAACTATTGCAGTGAACATGTTGATCACTGGTATAGGTGTACCTCTTGGAACTTATATTACAGGCTACGGAACCGGTGCAGGAGGTGTAGGAACCTATGAAATCAGTGTTTTTACAAACGCTGCATCCACCGCTATGGTCGGATCCTTGAACAATGTTCAATCACAGACCTCCTTCAACCCTATCAACGTGTATTCCTTTGCCATCAGCCCTGAGGAGCACCAACCTTCAGGCACTTGTAACTTCTCACGTATCGATACAGCCACTTTGGTTTATGAGAGTGTTACCTCTGGAGGTGCAGGCAACTATCCTAGCAAAGCCTATCCTTACAATTTCCGAATTTATGCCGTCAATTACAACATCTTCCGTATTATGAGCGGTATGGGCGGTCTGGCTTACAGCAATTAAATGTTCTAATAGTATATGTCACATTGGGGATACCATCTGATTTTGAACGGACGCAACTGCCTTCCTGCCTCAATTCGATCTGCACAACACATCGGCGTCTTCACCTCAACACTTGTCAATCAAATTGACATGGTCGCCTACGGAAAACCTGAGATCGTGATGTTTGGAACCGGTAACAAAAAAGGATTTACCTTGGTTCAGTTGATTGAGACGTCTAACATTTGCGCTCATTTCGTAGAGGAGAGCGACGATATGTATTTAGATGTCTTTTCATGCAAACCTTTCGATGAGAAGGTCGTGAAAAAGGTAGTGGATGACTTCTTCTCACCGGCTACGATGGATACCAAACTCATTCTTCGTGATGCTTCAACTCGCATGCAATAAATCACACCTTTACATAAATGGGCATTCCACGCGTGTATTGGTATGTGCTCTTAATCGTGTTATTAGAGACGCTCGCTATGAGCTGCTTTAAACGTAGTATCGACAACTCAGCCTTCTTTGCAGTCGGTGTGTTGTTCTATG